GCAAAGATACAAAATCAAATCGAATACACTATAAAAAGTCCGTAAACTTTTGAGTATTAATAACTTATTTAATAATCGTCTCGTTTTAACGGGACACTAGTGATATTCATTTATTCTTCACTAAAATATTTCTTAACAAACACTCGTTCGGTGAGCCATTTTCCAAACCCCACTCTAAAGTAACGCTTTGATTTACCTTTCGCAAACCCATATTCATCACGAGGTGTATTTACACTTAGGTGTATCTTAGGAACATGGTTCACCGATACGTATGCAGTTATATATTCATCCGAGAATGCCAAATGCTGAACTTCACGGAACTTTACACTTTTAAAGAACATTTCCTTCATAAGCCTTAGTCCTTATAGATTGCATCAAGAATGCTTCTGAAATTCGGATTATCAATAACGGCTTGGGCATCTTCTTTGTTCTTGAAGTAAATAGCACCTTCGTTATAAACACTACTAGAAGTAATACCGTATTCGCTGGTTCGCATGATATTATGCTTGCATTCTTTAGAATTCCAATCCGGTTTCCAATCTCCATTATAACATTTAGCTATATCCATTAACTTATCCAATGCAACAATTTTCTCTACATTACTATTAGTAACAGTAGCAACGACAGGACTAAGACCACGGTCTATTAAAGTAGATATAACATCCTCATAGCTGAAGGGTCTCTTCTTGAATGCTATAATGCCCGCTTTCAAGTCACTTTTTTCAATATCCACTTCCATTCCTTTAGGAATATCTATGATTAACTTATTATCTAGCATTTTCATTTTTCTTATGTTTCATTTCCAAAATATATTTTTTATTCACAACCAACTCGAAGAACTTATATTTAGCATGCATATAGTTGCGACCTAAATCAACTCCACCGACAAATTCTTCTCTATACCAAGAGATTGCCGTATATTTTACAATATCATGCTCTTCCGGATGATTCACACGACCATTCCACACATCTGTGCGAACCAAATCGCAATACCCATCAGGTAATTTGGCACGTATCATTCTTGTGTTCTCCGCATCAATATAGACGTTTTTGTATTCCAAATCTACGCCTAAAATTTCCTGATTAAGCTTTGCTACATCCATATCTCATTAATCTTAAAGCACTACGTTGAAGATCCCTCGGTTTTAACGGATTTTTCTTCAACATTTTATTCGCTTCGTTTCGTATCTTGCGGCTTTTCCACTTCTTTGTAAGACGCATAGCCTTTAACAAACGATGGTCTCCAGCTAGCTTTCCTGCATCCTTCTTGCCACAATAATAGCCTTGCCTATATGCCCAATATCTAGTCTTATAGACTTGCTTCATTATCTTCTTAGCTTGTCTTATTTTCATATCAACCTCACTTTCTATGAAAAAACGTTCCATGACACCAATCGCTGCTTTCAACATACTTATGTAGTTTAGTACATCTTCCTGCAAGCATACCATTGAAATGTTTACAACGACTGCATTCCTTTGAAGTTCTCAAAATTGAACGAAACAAACTAACGTTGGCACTCGGCATATTTACCTTATTCCATCTGATAGTTGCTTTCTGATAGAGATTCTTTAATCTAGGAATGAATCTACTCTCTTTCTTGAATGTATATTTTGAATCGAAGTAACGTGTGTCCGTTCCTTTCGCCATCATATTCAAGATTTTCTTAGCTTGTCTTATCTTCATATACTACTTGTTTTTATAAATTTCACATGTCCCCTCATAAATAGTGTTAGTACTATAAATGTCATTATATTGCGAAATGGAAACCAATTCGTTTGCCTTCATTCCCTTAAGAATTTCATCGTACACACTTTCTATTGCTCTTCTCTTCAATTGCTCCATGCCAGATTTGTCACGGCAATAGTATTGCATTTCAAAATTCGACATTGTAACTCTTGAACGAAGCTTAACGACTTGTGGCTTTATGTATCTAACATCTATCTTTGGCTTGATGCCTAGTTTGTCAGCTAGCCATTGTTTCCATTTCGGTTTTACATCTTCTCCATCCAAGCAAACAAGAAAGATGTAAATTAGACTAACACTTATATATAAAATTACAATTTCCATATACTACTTATTTTTATCTCCAAATAATACGTGTCTTCGATAAGGGAAGAAATAGCAACGTTCTCCTGGACACCACCAACTAGGAGAGTTCTTCATGCATCTACGACATAATGCTATATTCTTCTCAGCTTTTTGGTTGTCACGTTCAAACTTTCTTCGTTCTCTTCTTGAAAGAGGAGGAAGATAAGGATAAGACTCTTCCTTAAAAATCTTTGTGGCTAAAGCATTCAGTCTTTGAGCTACTATTTCTAATATCTTTTCTATCATACGCTATTCCTACTTATCGTATTTATTACCAACAACAACCATATCTTCAGAAGAGTAGTAGAATAAGAAATCTTGCCCAAAACAGAAAGCAGCAGCTTTACTATCCCAATTAATATCACCTCTTCTTTCCGCATTGTTATCTTTGTACATAACAATATCCCCCTCATAGATAGGTATTCCATTCTTGTCTGTTAGCCCTGTGAACTGGCAGACAGTAACAGGGTCAATTTCATGAAGCGTTGCACCGCCTGCTTCTACGATACCTATAGTAGTTTTGCTAAGTGCAGGAATCTTCATTACAACAAAGCTTCCGATTATCCATTCTCTGTTGTCAAGACGTTTAGCCTTGAACTTGATGTCTTCTAATTTCATAAGCTATAATCATTTAATCCCCTTACATTGTTTAACAACCGTCTCATTGAAAGACAAATTATAAGCATGAGTATCTGTAATACCTTCGGCCTCTTTATATTTGTCAAGAATAGAATCCCTTATTCCGTCAATATTAGGCTTATCTAAAAGTTTGAACATGATGACATTAGTCCAATCGTCAATTCTCCTGTTTGGATTATCAATCTCGTCTTTATACCAACCAGATTTTCGCCCACTATCTTTATGTGGAACACGATATTCTGCTACCATTGGTATTGCGATAAATCCATCATTCTCCATAGTAAGAACCATTACCCAATCAAGCTCAATTCCAAGTTTTTTCATCTTGAAATACTCTTTAATGGGCAACCATCCTTCTAACTTCATTCGCTCAATAAATAAGTTAGCTACTCCTGCTCCTATAATTTTATCGTGCATACTTCTCATTTTTATTTAACTTTATGAGCAGTACTATTAGTATGCTCTATATGTTCATTACTACAACAATATGGATAGAAATACTTATCCGCTCCTTTCATAAGTGCTTCTATAATATCATCGTCACTATCTTTGCACTTAGAATCAATAGTAACTCTAATACTTACTTCAAATTCTCTTACCATAATTATTCTTTTTAAGTTTCTTGCATTGCTGTATAGCTAAAGCTATTCTCATTCTTCCTTGCCAAGAAATGGCACTAGAAGAAAGGTATCTCTCCAATATTGGTGATATTGGATTAAGAAGCTCTGCGTATACTAAGCTAAATCCTGATATAAAAATATCTACATCCTGAGCATCAACATTATCATTGTGGGCATTTATTAACTCTACGGCTTCTTTATACTTCATATCATTCAAAAGCTTTGCTAGTACAAATTTAACATCCCATTCCATATCAATCTTCTTTAAGTTCTACTGGCTCATCGTTCCAAGTAAGTTCTCTTCCGATGAGCTTCTTAATGCTTCCTTTAGGAAGGTAACAGCAACCGGTATTTGCGTACCTCTGCCCATATAAATATACGACAGAGCAAATCCATAATGTATTACTTTCATTTCTGCAAGGTTTTTCTGCAAAAATATGTTCACAGCCACCTTTATCTACTGCTAACCAAGACATAACTATTCCTCCAATTTTTTAATTAATAAATTACTTTTCTTATCAAATAGTTTATAACCACTACGGAGATACCAATCTAGAACAAATCTATCAGATTCATCTTTATCAAATTCCAATCCGATTTTCTTTACCCCATTTAACTTAGCCTGTTGTTCTGCGAGTTGTAACAGGCGTTGTGCAACACCATTTCTCCTATGAACAACGTCCACCCAAAGTGCATATATTAGAGCTTCGGCTTTGCCGAAAATATCACTAACATATAATGGAATAGATATTTGAACAGAGCCATGATTTTCTTCATCAGTTATTAAAATTCTGATTTCATCCTTCCATGTCTGTTTTTGTATCATAATCAATCCTCCAACTCTATGTTATTTTCTGCTGCGTAGCCATCTTGTGCTTCCTCACAATACTGACCTTCGCAAAGCCAACCTATGCCGATGTTATATTCTGAGATAATGTTCTTGTTACAATACTCACAGATAGCATCGCCATGTTTATTTTGTAATTCTTCTCTTGTCATAATCAATTATCATTATATTCTTCCCATCCATTCTCCCAAGAGCCACCTGAACGGATAGCCCAAAACTCTTGTTGAGGAAGGATAGTTCCTTCTTCATCAACTAACTCCTTTCCTTCATATCGAACAAACTCACCTTTTGAGAATGAGTTGTGCCTTATCGGCTTTCCTACGCTGATAGCGAAAGCCATTGCTTCTTGCTTTGTCATATTAGTCCTCCAACTCTTTAATTGCCATATTTATACTATCTTTAGCATGCAAGATGTTCTTCTTTGTATTTGACGTATTGAGCCAAAACAAAGCACTTTTAAGCTGACCTTTTATAAATTCTTTATCCATACTATTCCTTGTTAAAATAATATTTCTAAGAACCCTAGTTGCTTCAATCTCATATAAACCACCAAAGGATACTTTATAGGAATTTTTACTTAACTCTGAGATAAGAATAACTTTCTTACAAGTTAAAATTCTTATAATCATATAAATTTTCTTCATCAAACTTTAATCTCCAACTCTTTAAGTGCCAAGACTAACTCGTTTTGAATATAAATTGTAGTGCCTTCACTTAATTTTATTCTTTTTGAGCCAATCATCTTGGAAACATTATTAATGTGAACTATTGCTTTATCTTTGTTCATTTTCTAAATTTTTTAAAAGGGTCATAAAAACCCCACAGAAAAATTATTCCAACATACGAACAAAATAATAACCTCAAATCCGCAACCTATAGGGTTTAGTGGGATTTTGCTTGCAAAGCGACAAAATTCATTTTATTGTACATATTTCTTGCACAACAGAAATGTCGCAGACACAAAATCCCCTTACC